ATAGGCAGGGAACAAATGGCGATGCTCTCGGCAATGGTGCGAAGCTTTGGCAAGACCCGTTTGATAGCGGCCTGCCCGTCTTTGTCCCTGTCGAAGCAGAGTGTGATGTGCTTGCCCGACAATAGCTCGTCCCACTCTGGCTGCCAGACGATCTTTGCTCCACCCGTAGCGGTGAACGCCGGGATGCCAAATTGGTTCGTGAGCATGGCGTCAAACTCGCCCTCGACCCAGAACAGGTTCTCGTTGCCGAGGATGATATCGCAAGGGAACAGGCGGGCGGGACTGCCGTGTCCCTTCTCGTTCATCCACTTCGGCTTACCGTCGGGCTGGTAATAGCGCACATTGACGAGAGAGCCATTCTCATCGTAGATAGGCAGTACATATTTCCTGCCGTTCCAGCCCAACCCGTACCGCTGGATGGTCTCTGTGGTAAATCCTCGCCGGTCGATCAGAAAGTCGTAAGAGTCCTCATTTCTCGCCAGCCCGAGAGCGTTTGAAAACCCCGATAGGCGGGAGGGGTCCGGGAGAGGATGCTTCAGCGCCGTAGAGGCTGTTCTAGGGCTGTCCGGAGAGCTGTAGTCGGCTCCTGCGGTCGGCGGGTCTACCCAATCATCCCGGACTGCCATCAGGTCTTTGATCGTGCCACCGCCGCACTCCGCCATGCAGTTCCAAATGCCCTTGCGGAAGTTCACTACCGCCGAACGGCGCTTGTCCTCGTGCAGAGGACAGTACATATCTTGGTCGCCATTTTCCCGGAGGTTCGGGCTGGCGAGGTAAGGTTCCAGTAACTTTTGATATTGGTTCATGGGCTTGGAGTAGAACAGCTGGCTCCCGGTGGCCATCCTTCGAGAAATGGCTCCGGTTACTTAGCCCGTGGGTACCAGCCATAACTACGGCTTAGAAGGGATCATCTCCCTCGGCGTCATCGCGCCGAAGGCGGGTGATCATGACCTTCTTGCCGCCCTTGGTGGCGAGGCTGCGGTCCTTCAGTTCTGTCCGCAAGTCCTCAAGCAACCACTCCTCGTAGTCATCCTCAGGCTCCTCGTCCTCGTCGGCCTCAGCCTCAGCTTCGGCCTCGTCCTCGTCCTCAGGCTCCTCCTCCTCAGGCTCATCGCCCTCGGCGTTCTCCTCGTCCCACTCGACGAGCTTGTCGATGATCTCGTCGGCCTTGAGGCGGACGGTCTTGATGCCCCTGGACTTGGCCTCCTTGCGGAGTTCGGCCAGAGACATGTCGTCGTACTCTGTCTCGTCGCCTTCCGCCTCGTCCTCAGGCTCCTCCTCCGGGATGTCCTCGTCCTCAGCCGCCTCGTCCACTTTGAACATGCGACGGATGCGGGCCTGCTCATCGAACCCCCGCGCGTCGTCAGCGGGTCGGATGAACGTCTTGACGCCGATGGACTTCCCGAGCAGCATCTTGTCGGTGTCGAGCGCGCCTGACTCGCCCTTCTTGCCAGACGTGATCCCGACAGCCTCCAGGAGTTCGCGCAGCTTCCACTTCGCTGTCTCCGACTCCAGGTTGACGTACTCGTACAGCGGGAAGTTCGTGCCGTTCTTGGAAACGGTCACGATCAGCTCGATGCGTTGGTCCTTGCCATCGGGCTTTGTGATGTCGGCCTGCGTGATCTTGCCGGTGTGAACTCCTGCCGGGAGGACAGGGCGTTCGCCCGACTCAACGCCACGGACATCGTACTTTACTCTGGCCACAACTCTCCGATCTTCGTGTTACTTGGCAGCGGTCTGTCTACGCCTTCTCACCGGCTTGCGAGCCGGTCGGGCTGGCGCTGGCCTTTTGTTGTTGCGTTCGTTCTGCACCGCTTGGATGTGAGCGTCGATCTTCTCCAGAGTTGGATCCCAGAGCCGACCGTCAGGGAAGGCGTCGTACTGATCCTTCGCCTCATAGTCCTCGGTGCCACGCGTCCTCAGGACACGTCGGTTCTTTCCTGTCTTCTTGTCGTGCACCACCTCCAAGTAGCCGACAATGTTGCAGTAGCCCTGGATCTTGGTCGTCATGTTTTTGCCCTGAACATAGGGCTGCATTTTGACCTCTCCCGTTATGGGGTTCGGGAGATATTCAGGATGGGCTGTGATCCCGAAGTTCAAGTCTTTGATACCAACGATGTCCCGGACCCAGCCCTGGAGCCTCCACATATTGATTCCATACTCGCCCTTGTCGAGTGAGTATTCCTTCCGATGTGGATACTTCGCGACAACACCGTCCCAGATGTCGTCAAGGCCGGTGTCCTGGAAGAGACTGATCGAGTCGAGCCAAATCCACTTATAGTGCTTGGCCCCTTCGTGCACAAGGAACTCGCGCACGTTGTACATCTCGGTCCAGTCGTTGACCTCCCACTCCTCGGCCCCTGGCACTCGGATCGAGTCGGTATGATCAGTGAACGGACGAACGATGAGCACGCCCTCGCGCCCGATCAATCGAGTCTTGCCGCAGCCCGGTGGACCGTAGAGGAACATGGTCACAGAGTCCTTGGGCTTTGGACCGGCTGGCTGAATCTCAGGAGGCTTAGCCATTCTTTGCCTTTCTGTTACGTCGTGCGCGGCTCGCTTCCAGGCTTGCGTCCGCCATAATGCGCCACTCTTGGATCGAGTGCCCGTTGAGCGGAAGCTTGTGCCCGTCTGCGTACATCCGTCGCAGTTCGCGGTTGACTTGGATCTCTCGCCGGGCCTTGATCATCTTCTTGATGATCCGGATGCAGACGATAACTACCAGGGCGCTGGCGAGAAGAACAACGTATTCCATCTAGGCTCCTATTTGAACATCAGGATGATCAGTACTACGATCAACACTATGAGAGATGCTCCGATGAGGAGCATCAGGGGTATTATCTCGATCATTCATTGACTCTTGGGAAGGAGCCTGACCGGAATCATGGATGCTGGCGCGGGCGTAGTACCCGCGAAGCCCATCCCACGCGACAGTCGGGGTTATGTCTGCCGCACTCATTTCGGCGCCAAGGGACACCTTATCGTCTAACTGTCCGGTCACGCAGCCCCGTCCCTTCCCAAGACTGGGAGGCTTGCCAAGTCCTCCCGGAGTTCGCACACTTCGCAAACGTACCAAGTAAGCCCCAGCCAAACAAACTCGGTGATGCGACTCGTATTGAGCCACTGCCCGCAGCTTTGGCATCGAGGCCACCAGGACTCCCTACCTCTGCTCATCGACTTTGAGTTCGTGCGCGGAGTAGGGGTCCCATTCCTCCGTGGTCGCTTTGAGCATGAGTTCGTAGTCTGCACCTGTCTCGTGAAGTTCGCACACGTCGTACCATCCACAGCCCACGCAGGTGAATGGGCTTGGATTCTTCAAGACGGCTAGCTTGCCGTTCTTGACCATCTCCATCTCGCGGTAGTCGTTCAGCGCGCGCTTGAGTACCTGCTCGCGGTCGTAGTCAGACCGGAATGTGGTCTCGCGGTGCCACCGATCCGGAGGCTGGCGCTTGCTAACTGAGCCGTCGAGATTGAGGTACTGCCCGAGCGCGTTCTGTTTGCGGTCATCGCGCCTCGCGCGCCGGATGAAGTTGAAGATGATCCCCGAAAGATCGTTGTAGACGTTCTCGTGGATGACCCCCTCGTCACGGAGGTACTGGCTACCGAACGTCCAGTAGGCACCGGCCTGCTCGTTCATTCCTAGCGTGGCGAGCCAACGCTTGATCGAGTCAGTCGTCTTGTGGTCCCAAATGAAGATGCGCCCTGTGGATATCTGGCGCATTACTAGGTCCACAATGCCGACGTAGTAGAACAGGATGCGGCCTGACTTCGGATGCCGCACCGGGTATTGGAAGGGATGCTCCGTGGCGATGACTTCCCAGTCAGGATCGCCCCGGTAGTGCTCAACGTAGTCGGTGAGCATCTCCACGCCTAGCTCGCGTGCGTCCTCCCACTTTGCCTCGTCAGATTCGCTGTCGATACCGCGAATGACGAACTCGCCGTACTCCGCTACATCCCGCTCGTAGACCTTCAGGAAAGCCTTGGCTGGATGTGTCCCGCGCTTCTTGCCCTTGACGTAGTATTCAGCCAGGGCTTCGTGGCAGAGAGTACCAAAGCGGAGAACAGGCTTTGGTCGGCTGATCCGGAGGTTCTGGTTGTAGCTAAAGTTCCACGCCCAGCGACATCTCTTGAAGCTAGACCTTTCACTTGTCCGGATGAGCCGATCCACTTGTTTCCCCCGAAGTTGAACTCCCGAGGCCAACGGCCCGATGACTAGGGGGTACTGGTCGAACGGGGCGCGCTGGCCTGGGGAGAAGGCAAGATAGCCAGGTGCGGGAGGACCCAGGGAAAAGGAGCCATCCAAAACCCTGGACCCTCCACCGCACCGGCTAGGCGAACCCTACCCGATCCGGCGTAGGACAGCAAGTAGCCGATCCTCGCTCGTTGCGGGACTACCGCTTGGACTCCCCTAACGGGTCGGGTCGTCAGCGCGGCAGGTTCTGTTAGAACAGGTCCGCCAAGTTGCATCAGCTTTAGGCGACTTTCCAGTCAAGGAGGCTCACGATGCAAACCTCGACAGGGTAGATCGCCTCCTTGATGATCTTATCGGACATCTCGTCGGCGGTCTTGCCATCAGGCACCCTGTAGGCGTCAGGCCAGTCCTCGGCGCTGACCTCCTCGGTCTGCTTGGGCCGCACAAGAATGAGATCCATCAGCGGCATCCGTTTCGTGTGCAGTTGACCGGGTCCAGCACCTTGACGAACACCGACGGGAACGTGATCTTCGTCTTGTGGTCCCACCACGGGCGGGCCTTGGTGCCGCACGCGGCCTCCATGCCACCCTCGCCCTTGCCCCTGTGGACCTGGCACTCCGGGTCATAGGGGGCGTCCGGACACTGCAACTGCAAGTTGTACTTCCCTGGCGTATACTGGGCCATTAGGCTCCTTTAGTTGTACTTGGCGATTTGGAAGCGGACGATCTGGTCGATGACGTCGTCCGAGAGGGGAATGTCGTAGATGAGCTTCATGAGTCGGCAGAGCGACCGAGCGATGGTCGGGTCAGCGTTGGTGGCGAAGAAGTTGATCAGCATCTCCCAATCCTCCTCGCACCTTGGCATGTAGCCGTCGAGCATCATCTCGATGCCCGCCGCCATCATCTCATCCGGAGTGACGAGCCTGCGCTCGTTATCCGCCACTGAGATCCACCGGCGCGATGCGCCCTGAGTTCGGGTCCATGGAGTGCGCGTTGATCAGCCGCATGACCTTCTCGGTAATCAACGGTCGGATGTGCTCGGGAACCGCGCTCTTGAACTCCGTGCGCGGGATGCCCTTCATGTATCCGCCGTAGCCCTTGACTTCCTCCCAGGACTCGTCGTACTCCCAGATGTTCCGGCCTTCCTCGTCATGCTCGCGGTTGAACTCCTGCCACCAGCATCCCTGGCCGGGGTGGTCCCAACCGACAACGACGCACTCCTGGCCGTCGTCGTACCTGCTAAGAATGATCCTGCTCATTGCTCCTTGGCTCCTTTAGATGTTGCCATTCGGGCATGGCGCCAGCCCAATGCATAATGCGCTCAAGCTCGGCGTCAGATGTAGCGTTTACCGTCGCCTCTATACTAGCAGTATCACCCTGCATGGCCAGCTCTAGGACGTGGAAGACCCAGGCTTTGGGCGTGGTGAAGACAGGGTCCATCACTTTGGACGCCTGAAGTAGAGGTAGATCGCGTTGATGGTCCCCGCGACACTCATCAGTTCCCATCCCTTCTCGACCATCCCGTTGATTATGCCGAGCTGGCCGGTCGGATGCACCGATGTAGTCTTGCGGACCGCGTACTCAAACTCCATTAGTCGATCCGCCACCCGGCGTCCAGCATGCCGTCGATGTCCTGGTAGCGCGCCTCGACTCTGTCCTCGTAGACGCTCTTGGCCTCGTCATCGGCGTATGTGACCGAACCTGGGCGGCCAAGGACAGGGAGTCCTCGCTCCTCGCAAGCCAGCTGCAACAGGATGCCCTTGGTCGTCGGGAAGCCCTTGAGGACGACCAGCGGGTAGTCGGCGGTGATCGAGAAGCCCGCCTCAATCTGCACGCCATACCGCTTCATCGGCAGGATCGGCCAGTTTGGCCAGGCCTGCGGATTCTCGATCATCTCGATGTGCTTCTTCCGCTCTGCGGAGTTCAGGTCACGCACTATTGGCTCCTTTTATGCACTTGACGTTGGATATCGAGTAGCTGCTCATTCGTCATGCGCTTTCCGTGCGCCGTGTTATTGATCAGTTCCTCGATGGTTCCCTTCGACCTGTAGTAGTAACAGGTCACTTGGTGGATGCGCGAGATTCGATGCACACGATCTTCCAACTGCTCCTGATCGTCCGGGTTCCATGTCTCGTCCATGAGATGCACCGAGTCAGCGCGGTCCACCGTGATCGCTACGCCACCTGCCGTAGTCGTCATCACGATTACGCGGGGGCTGGAGGGGTCACCGCTCTGGAACCGGCGAACGAGTTCAGCGCGCTCGCGTGCGTCCACAGAGCCGGTGATCTTCTCGGCCTTGATGCCCTTCGCGTTCAATTGGTCGGTAAGCCAGGACACGTACTGCTCGCTCTGGCTCGCCACAATTGCTACCTCATCGCCCTCTGGCACCAGCCCGTCGCGGGACTTGGCGGGTCGGATGCCGCGCTCGTCCAGCCGGTCGAGGAGGTACTCAAACTTGCCGCTGGCCTTCGGGATCAGGTATTGCTGATCCTTGCTCCCGCGTTGGATGACACACTCCGCGTTGGCGAACTGCTTCAAGCGCGTGTACTCAGCGAGGATGCCTCGCGCCTGGAGGCGATCATTCTCGATCCGTAGCTCAGCGTCGCGCTCCATAGCGGCGTACTGTTTCGCTTGCGCGGGCAGCATGTCGCACCAGACGTCCACGTACTGCTTGTCCGGTAGCTGCGGCAACACTTCCTTCTTGAGTCGGCGCACGAAGTACTGAGCGTGGGCGGGATAGAACTCATCTTCCTTGTTCCGGAGGAGTCCGCCAATTGTCTTGTGCATCCCGGACGAGCCGCCATCAACCTCGTCGATCTCAAGCCACAGCTCGGCCCAACGCCACTTGCTAGTGAACACGTCGGGCTTCATGTGGTTGAGAACGCCCCAAAGCTTGATCGGCTTGCCGCCCATCGGCGTACCAGACAGGAAGAACGTGCGCTCGCGCTGGATGTCGCGAATCTTGCGGCCAAACTGCGTGCCCTGGTTCGGGTCACCGCTAATGTTCGTCGCGCCGGTCTTATGGAACTCATCGACCGTGAAAGTCTTCCACTTGACCTTGCGGTCAATATCTCCCGGAAGGCCACGGCGAACCTGGGCGGCTGTCGTAACAAGGACGAACCGGCCACCACCGAGCGCAGCGTTGATGAGCGCCTGTTCCTCGCGCGTAGTAAGCTTGTGCGCGCCCGAGAGGAGGACGACAGGAAAGTCCGTCCAGCGACGGAACTCCATCTCCCAAACGGTTTCAAGCGAGGTGAGCGGCGCCACGACCAACTGCGGTCCGTCGTCCAGCCCTCCCTCGAAGATGGCTCCGATAGTCTCGACAGTCTTGCCCAGGCCCGGCTGGTTGAAGTTGCCGACGCTAGTAGTTGCCATAAAGGCAACGTCAGCCTTCTGGTACGGGCGCAGGAACTCGTTCAGCGCAGGCAGAACCCTGGGCAAGTTCACGAGGGTCGCATCATCGGCCATCGCTAGCTTGCCCAGGTTGTCCTGTTGCTGTCGCGCTTGCTTTCCCCATGCGCGGACAGCATCCCCCAGCTGGAGATCGTTACCCCAGATTTCACGCAATTTCTCCGCGCACGCCATATCGAGCGGGATTGTCCAGAACGGACCGCCCTTGTCTCGCGGCACGAATTTGGAGCCAGGGATCTTTTTGACCTCTGGAACGAGCACAGGATCGTACTTGAAGTACACGTCGATCCTGGTGCCCTTCTCGTTGATTTCGCAGAAAGCTGGCATAAGGTTGCTCCGCTTCTAGTTTAGCACGAACAGTCGCCCGCTTGGATGTAACAGGCGAGAAATATCACTACATTTCAGCGCCGCAAGTCGGGCATGAGCCCTGATCCCGGCCCTGCTTCACTTGGTCGTTGGCGAAGCTTTGCTGGATGCTGCCCTCGGCTGATTCGAGCGCCGCGCGCATGGCTTTCGTTCGTCCTTCAAAGGACAGCTCCTCCAAGAAGCGGGTGAGCGCGCGGTCTACCGTGTGGTCACTGATCATCTAGCTCCATTCTCCTTCTGGCTCTGCCTTGTTACCGGCCGCTTTGTGCGTAGGGTCCACATAGATGTCTGGGTCCATAATGATCCGGTCGATCCTTGTCCCTCCCTCTATGCTCAGCCCACAGTCCGCAAAGCCGTTGTCGTGGACCCAGCATATCTCGTCCCAGAAGATTGGCTTTCCGCAATGCCGACAGGGTACGCCGTCTGGCGTTACCTCTCCCATACTGCTCCCACGCCGTCTAGGTCGGGGCTGAGTAGGACGGGTTTCTGTGCCTTGCGGAATCGGCGGATGGTCGACCAGGTGCCAGAGTAGAGTTGCTCAAACTCAGTCTCTGGGTGCGCCACGAGAACGTCTGCGCTCTGCTGGATCAGGTCGTTGCGCTTCATGTAGGTATCCGAGCGACTGTGCCCTTGGGGCGCGATCTTTACGTGGACCGGAATGCCTGCGTGGATGAGCTTGTTATAGATCGTGTCGTTGTACGGCGCAGCCGGGACGCACAACATAACCTTGGTGCCAGCCCAACGGTCCGACGCGCGGTAGACCCACTCGGTGTCTACTCCATGCGCCGCACCGGAGACCAACAGGGTCGGCTTGCCAAAGCGGTCCTCGACCATATCGAGCGCGTCGTCAATGCGCATTGTAATGCGGTTGCTCGGGGAGACTGGCCCCGAGCAGGCGAGGCTGTAGGTCAATGAGCACCTGCCTCGTCTTGGTGGACTGGGGTAGCCCCCATGAACCGCGCTCCAAGCACTCGGTTGAAGCCGGTTATCTCAACGAGGGCGGAGGGCTGCTCGCTAATCAACTCAGCGAGCTTAGCCACCTCCGCCTCGTCGAGTGTCGTGTCTATTAGAAGGCGGATTCTCACTTGATCTTCTTGAGCGCCTTGTCCGCAGCTACCAGTCTCGGGTACTCCTCGACCAGCGGCTTGATCTCCGCGATGCGGTGCCGAATCTCCACTAGGTGAATCTTGGCCGTTTTGGCAGGCTTCGGCGGTTGTTCCGCGTGGACACGGGCGGACTGTTCCTCCGCACGTCCCAGGACATTGGTCGCCGGGTCGCCCCTGACGACTTCTGTACCGTCCATTTCCACCTTCTTCTTCCTTCGCACAACATGGCCCCTTTCCTTTGGATAGGGTTATTCTACCGGAGACAGTTGACGGCCACTAGCCGCAGACAGGCCACGCGCCTCTGCCTTGGATGCCGAGCAGGATCACCGCTCTGTAGTCCTGTTCCAGCGGCGGGTTGAGGTGAGGCATTCCGGAGCCGCCCGCTGCGCGCCAGGATGACAGCGTGAACTGGTAGGCACCGTAGAAGCCATTGCCGGTGTTGATGTTGTAGCGGCCACCGCTCTCGCATCGTCGTGTGCTGGCAAGCCACGCACGGTGCGGGCGAACACGGTTGCGAATGCGGGCGGTGTGGCGCTCCCATCTCACTTGCGCCTTGTGACGTGCTTGTACCTTGCGCCGCTGGCGAATGTGCATCGAGCGTTCGTCGCACTCTGGCGTGTTGCACCACGGGTAGCGTGGCTCGTATCGGGACAGGTCCACGCTGTCGAGCGGTGCCGCCAACGCTAGGATTGTGACTACTAGAGCCATTACTCCTCCTCTGGAAGTCTGCTCACTTTGAAGCAGTAGGTACAGGATCGAGCTACATAGTCGCGGTTGCGCTTGGAACCGAACCAGCGACTAGGGGACAGGATGATCGCGCTCCCTCCACAGCGCGTGCAGGTGATCTCGATAACAGGCTCGTCGTCAAGGTCCAAGTGTACGACGACCCATTCGGGAAGTTGGGGATGCTTGCTTGGATCAGGTCGTTTCCTGGGCATACCGATGCTGGTAGTCCATAGTGGCCCTCTTGGCATCTTCGTGCTTGAAGTGCTTATAGATGAGCACTCCGCTCGGAGCAACTATCCACGAACAGGTTGGGAGTTCGCCGTTGTAGGCGGTCATCAGCAGGTTGCCGTGTGCGTTGGGCGTGCCTACTTCAACACGCTCGTACCACTCAGCCAGAATCTCTGCCGCACTCTCCTGTTGTCTTGTAGCTTGCTTTACATTGTTCACTTGTGCGTCCTTTGTTCTCGGATACCCTAGCGCACGCGGGAAGCATTCAGCGCTAGGACGTGGATAGCACAGCCCCTAACAGAATGCGCGGTACCTCGGCAGGGGTAGGCTCGGGGCCGACCCTCTAACGTAACGCAGCGTCTGTTAGGGACTGTGTAATACATCGAGTTAGGCGGGGTTCTTCACTCGGTCGATGAGTGCGTCAACGAGCTGGTTCGGATCGTCCTGTACGGACCCTCCGCGCTTCTTGTACTCGTGCCAGACCTTGACGCCGGGTGGGCGAGACTCGTTGAGCGCCGGGTGGCTGTCGAGCGGGATGCCCGACGCTCTCAGCGCTCCACGCAGTTCGTCCGCCATATCTTCCAACACTTGGTCCACATTACCTCCTGAGTCCTGCTCTGAGTTCCGCGAAGGCGATGGCCTCCGCTACTTTGTCGTGTACCCCGTACTGGATCGCGGCGGCAACGATGCCTTGGATCGCAGTTCTGAGGTCCTCAACAGTCGGCTCCTGCCTGGGCGGGAGAAGTGTCTCTACTACGCGAACCGTGGGCATGCCTGATCCTAGCGCATACCCACAGTGCGTGCAGTACAGGTTGGGCATCGAGTTGGGCAACTCGTGGCCGCAATCTGGACAGAGGGCTTGCCCCACTAGCGCGCCCTCAGACAGTGTGCGCAAGTCGGCGTTCCCTTGCCAGCGGGGTGAACCTCGCTGCGCGTCGTCCCATCCTTCAGGACGTAGATGGACCGAGCCTTGCACTTGGTGTTGCCGTTCACCCAGGCGTGCTTCTTGCCAGCTCCCGAGCGACCGATGCGAACAAGTGTTGCCACTAGTTGCTCAACTCCTTCCTGGTCTTGAGGCGGTTCTGCGCGGACTGCACCACGTCAACGTCGCGGGCGTCCATCTTGCCTCGGTTGTATGCGTTCGGGTCGAACGGCTCCTCACGGTAGGTGACCGCTCGGCTGCGCCGCGTGGATGCGGTCGCGGTGACTTCGGGCGGCGGGAACAGCGAGTCCACGAAGTCGCGGACGACCATCCGAATGTCCCGCAGCGCGACCGCGCGCTCGTTGTCCGTGGAGTGCTTCTCGGCGGACAGCCGCTCCTGGTTGCGCATCTTCGTGGACAGCTCCTGGACGAACCCCTGAGCGTAGCTCCGGTGCGCGACCTCAGGCTTCTTGGAGGACTCGGCCTCCAGCCCGTTGATGCGGATGTAGTCGCGGTACAGCTTGCGCGCCTTGCGCCGCCACTGCTGCGCGGCGTTCAGGTCCCAGCTCGCGACGCTGTCGTACTTCATACCCTCCGTATCGACGTTGGGCACCGTCGCCCAGGGCAGCATGCCCGCGCGGGACAGCATGAACGCGATCTCAGGCCAGCCGAGGCTCGCGGTCCTGAGGTTGTAGGCGTTCTCCTGCGGGCTGAGGCCAGGCTCGACGTGAGGCAGCAGCCGCCGACCGAACTCCAACAGCAGGTGCGTGAACAGCATGTCGAAGTAGTCGAGGTCAGCGGGCAGCCCCGCGACCTTGATCTTGTCGCCGTGGATGCCGCGCGTAACGACGACCACTCGGCAGTGGTACGAGGTACTCGACATGAGGCTCCACAGCTCGCTCTTGCGCGGGTGCCCCCAGTACCACGAGAAGTCGATGTCGCGCATCTCAGGCTCGGGTCGCTTCCCGACGCCATCCTGCGCAGCCTTGACCATCCACATCTCGATCGTGTACTGCTCCATCAGCTCATCGGCCTTGGCGCGGAAGGCGTCGGCCTCCTCAGGGAAGGTCGTGGAGTCGGCCTTGGCGATGAGCGCCCGGACCCTCTCCAACATCTTCTGATGCTTGCTATCGGACATTGCTAGTTGGCTCCTTTTTGTTGTCGATCTTCTCGCGGGTGAACTGCCAGAGGGATGCGCGGCCTGTTGCGATGTACGTCGCAACTCCGCGCGTGCCCACTGGGATTGACTGCCCTGCGTTCCAGCCCATCGGCATCTCGCGCCCGTCCTCCAGCTCTGCGCGAGGCTCACCGTAGTTGATGCCGGGAGTGCCCGACGCGGTGATTATGGCGTACTGCTGGTGCGTCATGAAGTTGCAGTCGGGGTCGGCACACTGCCCGCCACGGAGCTTCTCAGCTCCGCAGCGGGGACATGACTTCTCGAACATAGAAGACATAGTGTAGTATGGCACCCTAGACGCGCTGGCGGCAGACCGGGCCGATGCCCAGCTCCCGCGACTCGTCGTTGGTCAGGCCGCGCCCGCACACCCCGCAGCGCCCGAACTCCAAGCCAAACGCTCTGGCCGCCGCGTCGGGGTCTGGCGCGATCTTCTTGAGCGCGTCCAGCTGCGTCGGGAACGCGAGCTTCACGCGGTGCGTGTAGTCGGAGACATAGAGCTTCACGCCCCAGCCCCGACCGTAATCCTCGTTCACCCAAACCTTGAAGAACGAGAAGTCGTTGGAGAAGCGGTCATCGTCGCTGGTATCGACGCCGTAGCTCCCGGCCAGCACCTTGCTGCCATCGGGCAGCTGGATGCGGCCGATGCGCCGAGGCTTGCCATCGTCGGTGAGCATCTCCTCGTACACGACGCCGGTGCGCCCGGCCATAACGTCAACGCGCGGGGCGCGCTCTCCGTTACCCGCGCGAACCAGCGGGTTTGACTGCTGCTCGGAGAGCGGCTTGATCGGCAGCGCCCTGAGCGCCGTAATCCACGCGCTCGCGGTCCGCTTGCTGAGCTGCGCGGCCTGCGCCTTCAGGTGCGCGATGTACGCTGCGTACTCCTCGGCGTCCATCGCGTTGACCGCGTCGAAGTGCTTGGGGCTGGCGAGGAGGTTCCTCTGGTCGATAAGCCCCTCGATGTACTTGAGCTGCGGCTCCGTGATTCCGTCGGGCTGCGGCTCAAACTCCTTTGGTACCGGCGTTCGGTTCATCCCTTCTGGCTCCTTTATCGCTGGCGGCGGCTTGTTCCGCCTACGGCTAGTATAGCGCAGACAGCTTGGTCCTTGGATCTACAGCCCTGATATTTTTACCGCAAACTCTGGGGTTCAGCGGGGTCAGTAGGGGCGCTGACCTAGTGATAGGGCAGACCTTGCTGTCGGCGCTCCTGCCGGTGGTGCGCCACTCGGTGCGCGGGCTGGCAGAACCGTGCTGTCTTGCGCATCGGGACGAACCAGTCGCCGCACCAGTCGCATTGGCGACGGGCCTTCGCTGGCAGGACTTCCTCAATCTCCTCCTGCACATCTTTGTGCTCGCGGATGAACGTGCGGAGCCAGTGGATGTGCTCTTCAAACTCGTCTAGCCAGGCAAGGATGTCCTCCTTGGCTAGCATCTTGCTGACGCCGTTCGCTTCAGCACGCGCGAGCCTGCGCATGACTGACTCCAGAACCTGGTTCTCGGCTCTGAGCATAGCCTCGGCGGCTAGCTTGTAGACTGAGTTCGGACTCGGGCGGCTCCAGATGATTCTGTGGTGCCGCTCGGTAACGACCCTCACTTGGCGCTTTGTGCGCGCCTTTCTTTTGACTCGTTTCTCGGCCACGATAGGGAGTCTAGCACGGACAGTTACGCTACCAGCGTTAGCGTCCGTAGGGTTACTGTAGCCGTAGGCTACCAGAAGTTCGGGGTTGAAGTAAGGCTGGCTCCCGACTTAGTGTACTGGAAACACTATCCGGTTACTTAGCCCATTCCGTACGCCATGAACAAGAACGGCCTGGGTACCAGCCCGACGGGTCAGTCGGTGATTCCTATGATGTCGGAGACATCCAAGGTGTGGAGTCCTCCTCCACCTTTGCCGGGGTCCGTAATGTCCCCGCGCGTCCAGAACTGCACCAGCCCCCGACCGAATGGACTGGCCTTACGGCTGACCGGCTCGCGGCCGCGATCTGGATAGAACATTTTGTATCGCCACACACGGTACCGCTTCTCAAGGTACACCTTCTTGTCCTTGACGTATGGTACCCGGAACATCATGTGGACGACTGTTCCCTCCAAGATCGCGGCTCGTTGAGCGTGGGTCAGGCCGCCTTGGAAGGGTTTGCCTTCCGGCGCTTGGACGTGGAGGCACGCTTCTTGGCGGCAGGCTTCGCCTCAGCCTCGCTGGACTCCTCGCCCTCGCCCTCCTCAGCGGCAGGCTTGGAGCGCCCGCCACCGTAGCGCTGTCCGCCGACGCGACCGGGGTTCTCGCCACCGGCCTCCTCGTAGGCGTCACGCACTTCGCCAGCGGACATGCCGGTGCGCGCCGCGAGGACGGCCCAGCCCTGCCCGTTGTCGTGCCACTCGACGATGGCCGCCGAGATGTCGTCCTCGTCCAGCTCGCTGAGATCGCTGAACTCGGGATGCTCGTCCTCCAGCCCGTTCTCGATCACGTAGGTCGCGATCAGGGACAGACCCTTGGGCGAACGGATGCGCGCGTCGATGGAGTCCCTGATCTCCTGCCAGGTCATCCCATCGACGTACTTCGCGTTGTACAGCTCCTCCCCGCTGGGGAACGGCTCGGTCGAGCGCTGACGCTTGGCGCCGTTCTCGGTGGCCTCCTCCTCACCTTCCTCGGTGGTCTCGGCCTCGGCCTCGACCGGCTTCTCAGCGGCCTTGGTACGCTTCCGCGTGGCGGTTCCGCCGCCAGCGCGCTTTCGTGCAGCAGGCATATGGCCTCCTGGTTGTGTGGACAAGCTTCCGTAGTCTAGCACGGTCCACCCCATGGCGCAATAGCTAATTTGCTGGGGTTTTCCGCCTATGGTCCTTTATGGAGAAGGACTTGTGCCGATTCTGACTGCCTGGCGCTCTGTACCCGCGATTGTCGCTATTGCGCCCCTGGATCTGACTGAAGGCTCGGCGTGCCTTCAATCTCAGCTGCTGCTTCTTTAGGTGTTTGGTCACCCAGCTCCTTGATTACGCTGATCTGCGTTACGCGAGCCTGCGTTGATAGCCGAGCGCGCTCGCGCTCGATGATCCTGAGGATCGCTTGGGCGTGTGCCCACTTCGCGTCCATGCCCCGCCTTCCTAGCTGTTAGCTAGTTCTGTTTTGATCGTCGGCGCGAGCTTCATCTCGCGCTCCCGCTTGAAATGCGTCCATGCCATCCAGCGGGAATGCTGGTTTGCTTGGTCCCGGCGTGTGCGCCTCCGGCGCTTTGGCCCGTCCTTCTGGAACTGCTTCACCAGGCCACTTCCCCCGCGAGTACCGCAGCGTGGAGCGCGGTCGCAGCCTTCAGGTCATTGGCTCGGTGAATCTTCACGACATCGCCTCGGCGCTCCGCAAACATGTGCGGTCCGCTAGGTGAGCGGTCCGGGTTCTTCTTGCTGTCCGGACCGGGCTTCGTTACCATTACCTTGCACTTCAACATCTCTGGCTCCTTTTTGTTTGCAACAAGCTAAGTATAGCACGGACAGCTACGAGTCAGGACTCGAAATATTGTCCAAATTCCGGGATCGACCGAATGGCGGATTCGTGCTGAGAGATAACGCTGGCGCGGTATCGGACTCGGTTGACCGCCTTCTTGCGCGTGTGCTGCCAGTTCTTTATGATTCCCTCGACGTCATTCGCAATATGGAACATATGCTTGGGCTCTCCTACGTGGAGAATGGAGTGCCCGTTGTTATACATCCACTGCATGACTATCTGACTCTGTTCCCAAGCGAGCGGCTCCATCCAGCAAACTCTGAATAGCCGATCCATCCCCTGCCTTGGCACCTTATACCTACCCGTTACTGAGTCGATGTCGTCGGGATTGGTTTCCAGAGCCTCATTGACTCGGAACTGGATGTGGCTAAGCACTCGCGCGCTCTCCCAGCAAAGGAGCATCGCTGTTACTCTCGGCGTTCGGCACAAGAGCCTACGTGTTCCCTCATCGGACAGGTCGGGAACGTTGAGATAGTCTCCGATGCTGGGGAATTGCATTCCATCCAGAGATTCGAGGTGAGTAGCGAGAGACTCCCAATCTTTGTCTCTCGTACATTCCTCGATCACTCTGTCAATCTTCTTTGACGTAAGAGACTCAATCAACAGGTTATGGAACGTTACGTCATACGGTTCACTCATGAAACCTCCTTAGTTGTCTTGCGCGTGCGTAGGTAGGCAGACGGGAGTGAGGATAGAGAGCGCGGACGACTCTCTTTCATAAAGATAAGATAAAGAGATCAGCAGTTTCCTATACTGTCCTTTTTCAACTCTACAATTCGAGTTTTTCGCTCTAGCTCGGTCATCCTGCCCGCCTACCTACGCGGGAACAGATTAGGCGTGTCATAGACGTAGTATACTCGAAACAGAATGACCGGGGGACTGGCTACGCATAGCGCGCGCTGGAGGGGCTGGCGAGTTCGGGGGACTGGCTACGCATGCGTGACAGGAGACTGGCTGTCGCGAAAAGGAGACTGGCTTCGTGTAGCGCGGCGGGGGACTGGCTGGTCGCGGGCAGCTGTAGGTGAAGCTGTAGGAAAATCAGTGTGATGTGCTCTGATCCGGTGTGACAACACACCTCGATGTAGAGTGTTGGTTGTCCCCTATGGCCCTTCCCATAGTGCACAACGCGCGGTTGACCCCTTTGTCGATCGACAAGAGGGTCAAGTGGCTGATTGTAAAGTTTGATAAAGCGCCCATAGAAGGGCTTGTGAAAGCGCGCTACACTTGCTACGCATGTGTTCAGAACTACTGAAAAGGAGTAACGTGATCTACGAAGTAACAGCATATCATTCGTGCGCCGGGGTGGACGTTCGATTCGTGGTAAAAGCAGAGGATCAGCAGTCCGCAATTCAGGAGTTCAATCGGTACTGTTTGCAGCCGGAAGTGATGCAGGATTACCGTGTAGTGGAAAGCAAGAAGCGGGTGACTCGTTCGGTTCCCTTCCGGTAGGTCAGCACGCTGAAAATAGGTAGGATGGAGAGAGCGCCCGCGTGGCGCTCTCTTTTTCAGTGCGGTGGCCTTACCTGTAGGTGCGCCAGATTCGGTGATTTCTGGTGATCTAAGCTCTGAAAGTGTGTACCCTGGGCTACCCCCTGGAGTGGTGTCACGGAGTTGATTCCCCTGGTAATTTGGGGTTTTTTGACAGAATCTGATTCTAAGCTTTGATAAAGCGGGTTGTGAAGCGGGCTGCTGGCTGCTACCGCGCGTGCGCCGCGCTCCGCTCAGTGCACCTGAAAGTAGTTACTCAGCTGCCGCGCGAGGCCAAAATATGGTGATCTAAGGGTCGCGCGTGTGGGTCTTGGGGTAGTACCCAAGCGGAGGGTAGATTGCTGTTAGGAGCTGTTCTACGTGGGTTCTAGGTGTGTATTCAGCCTCCCTACGCGGGGCGTGCGCCGGGGCTGGAACTGAGCCCCGATTGGCGAACCTGGAGGTAAGTCTTGGAGTTTTCCAAGCGGGCGTGGGAAAACCCCAAGCGCGCTGATATTTCTCGCTGAATCGCTTGAGAAACCGCGCTGTCCGGCCGATACTCCTTGCGTTGGATCGCAGGGCAGGGCCGGGCTGATACCCGGCGCGTGACCGGTAGGGCGGTGGCCACGGCTAGGCGGACGGACGCGAGCTAGCTGGCAGGCACCGAACTGGTTTCCGGCGCGAGATGACCCGCACCCAGGTGCGGCGCAGTACCCCAGCAAACCTGGCGAGCGCAACGGGCGCTCGCCTAACCCCAAAAGGAGCCACTAAAATGGCCAGCAAGACCAGCACCACCCCGACCGTCGTGTCCGCCACCTTCCCGTCCGGGGAGGCGGTGTACACCGCCCGCTACGTGGGCGTCAAGCTCCCCGGCGACACCGTCGCCCGGACGCTGAAGTGGTCGGAGATGCGCGCCCACTTCAAGGTGACGGCGCGCTCCTCCCGCTTCCTCCAGGAGGCGGTGGACTACGTCAACCGGTCGGAGGAGCTCAGCAAGCTCCACCCCGACATGGTCGTGATCCCCGGCGCGGACGCCGCGCCGGACAGCGACCAGGCCCGCGAGATGCGGGCGGCCATCCGCGCCGCCCGGACCCAGGGCCAGGGCTTCTCCATCCTCCAGGCCCGCACGGGCCTGAAGCCCGCCACGCTCCGCAAGATCGTGGGCGAGGAGGTGGGCTCGACCGCCCGCCAGGCCTACGGCCAGCGGTACCACCAGAAGGTGGCCAAGGTCGAGACCACGGAGGAGGCGGTGACCGGCGAGACCAAGCCCGCCGCCACCGACCTGGCGGACGCCCTGGAGGCGAGCGTCACCGCCGTGAAGGCGGCGCGCAAGCCCCGCGCCACCCGCAAGCCGCGCGCCAAGAAGGCCGCCAAGTAGTAAATTGGGCCAGCGCACTCCGATGGGGTGCGCTGGCCCTCTCTTTTTCACTCCGAAAGCTGACCGAAATGAGGCCTGATGTTCCGCAGGATTCGAGTAATTTGTGTTGAGTGCGGGCTGATCCGCGCTGTCGGGACGATGGGTTGCCCGCGCTGTGGATGCGGCGCTGGCGCGACCGTGAAGGTGGAGGAGCGCGCATGAGCTGGCGTGGATACGCGGTGATCGCGCTGCTGGTGATCTCTGGGTGGGCCTGCAAGGGTGTGGTTCCCTACCTGGACCCGACTACGGTGGGGCCGCAGGGTGGGGCTACGGTGGGCTCGGTGGACGTTGCGCGCCAGCCGGTCGAGGGCGACCTAGGGTGGGTGCCCGCGCTGGACGGTAACGGGCTGGGCCGCACGCACTGGGAGCGCATGCCCCTGGTACCCCGATAGGTAGTGGATCGTTGTACTGGAAAGGGGCGCATTGGCGTCCCTTTTTTTTCAGTGCATACATGGACTGGAATGTAGTAGATCACGGACATGTGGTACATGGCCGTCAGGCCC